CCCCAATAAACATAAATTACCAGTACACTTCATTTATTCCCATCATTGAACGTGATACAGTTTACGTTCACAAAATAACGTCGCTCACTATCCAGGGCAAAGAAGAAAAAAAGGAAGTTGATGAAAGCGCCTACGGATCTCGTTCATACGGCTGGGAGGTTAGAAAATTATCAGGCGAACAACTTAGGCAAACATTGGAAGGTAGAGGTTTTAGGAATCTAAAAAATGTTGACCGTTCAAAGTTGCGTCGTATTTATCTTGCTTATTGCTATGAAAGTATGTTGATGAACGTCCACGTTTTAACTGATTTTCCTGTAAGCATGATTTATTCCTTTTTTATCATTGAGGCAACTTCGCAAGGGGTCGAAACGGAGTTGTGGCGCAAGCATGCCAACGCTGGAGGGGTTAAAGCCCTTAAAGGCCATGGTTATGTGACGTATAAAACACGCGAAGTAATTAGAGGTAAAAATAAGTACATTAGGGCAAAGTTTATGAGTGCCGAAACAACGGAAGAAGGCATGAAGCTTTGGGCAGGCGTTTTGAACTCAGGAAGATACGCCGCTTGTAAAAAGGCAAATTACAAGATAAAGGGAATAAAGTTGTATGAATCTATTTGTAAATGTGTTTATAAATCGGGATACCACACGGACACAGATTATAAATTCCGTGCCTCATTGATGGCTGAGTACTGGCAAATCAAAAGGGATAATTTCCCTTTGAAGAAAGAATACAATGTTTTTTAAGTTTTTTTTCATTTATTTTTGTAAATATTTTTTTATGTAAATAATTATATTTATATTTACATATCGAAAGAAACAAACGATAAATCACCACTTAAAAAACAACAAAATGATTCAGATTAATCACTCAGAGTACCAAAAAAAAGTAAAATCATTAAGTAATGATTGCTTAAGATTTATAATTAAAGATTGTAAAGAAGCAATATGCGCAATGCCTAATAATCTAAAAAATGGTTATTATCAAGATGAAATTCATTATTGCGTAATGGAGTTAAGCAAAAGAAAATAATCAATCCTAACAGGGCAGTCCCCCAGCTGCCCTACTTTTTTCAACCACTAAAAAACAAACAAAATGGAAAAGAATTTCACCAACACTCAGTTCAAATGGACTTTTGAAAGCATTTCGGATAACATTCCTACTATTATGCTTTTGACAATCATTCTTACCTACGGCATCAATGCCTACTTAACCGCAATTTTTTTACCGATTGACTTTTGGCTTGCAATCATTGCAGCCAGTATCTTGCAATTAGGACGCTTTGCCGTTGTTTTCATGGACTTTCTTAACCCTACTAAAGGTAGAAGCACTTACCCACCTAAAATAGCATTAGGGGCGACTATTGTGGCTTTAATAGAAATCTTCTTTGGTTTGCAAGAACAGTATCAAGGGGGCGAATTTATAACCATGTTTCTTTTTGTTGGAACAATTGTAGTATTTGGTTACCTTCTGGAAATAAACTTTGTTGATAAAGGGGTAGAAGCATACGGAATTAATGAGCCTAAAGTTATCAAAAGAAGAAAAAGAAGGGTTCCAGCTAAAAAAGTCAATGCAGATACACCTAAAGAAAGTAAAGGTTATGTAACTTCGTTTCAAACGATAACACTTTGAGAACATACATAGGGGTTGACCCAGCAATCAGGATAAACGGAATGGCGGCCTGTTTTATTAACCCAAACAAAGAGGTAAGATTCACGAAATATAAAAGGTTCGTGGATTTTATCCTTGATGTTCCAAAGTGGGCTCAATACGAACACCCTGTTGTACTCGTGGAAGATTCCAGCCTTCAGAATGTAACCTTTAACTCTTCGATTAACCGCGCGATTCTTTCGCGTATGTCTCGCAACGTTGGAATGAATCAAGCCGCTTCACGAATAGCCTACGAATGGATAAAATTACAAGGTTGCGAAGCTTACAATATTTCTCCGGAACAAAAAGGTAAGAAATGGGGCAAAGAAATATTTATGAAAATTTTTAAAACCGAAGGTTATAAGTTTGAACCAAATTTTAAACCAGCCAAAATAAGTCAGGATGAAATCGACTGTTTTACTCTGGCATTACAAGCTAAAAATTACCAAAAACATGAAAAGAAATAGTGAAATGATTGATGGAATAACATCCGAAACATGGAAGGAAATTGAAAGAATTTCAAATTTTTACCCTAAAGAAATTAAATTTGCGCAAGGCACTCAGGCAAAAATTGCCTTATTAAAATTTTATCTTGAGCCTTTATTGCCTGATAATAACCCCCCAATGGTGGCAATGGATAAAGGTAGAATGCTAACAATAGCATACAGACTTTATCAACAATGCGATGGGGATGTAATAAAAGATTTGACCTTGAAAATTATTAACAAAGTTATAAATTAAGAAATCGATTACGTTTGTGTTAAAATAGTGGTGAAATCGGGGGTGACATTTGCGTCGCCCCTTTCCATTTTAAAACGTAACTCCTTGCGTCTTTGCATAATCAACCACCGCACGCGCGTGACAAAGTGCCAACGTATTCTGGAAGACTGGGTCAAACATCATTAACGCATCTTTATAATTTGTAAAGAATCCGTTTTCAGATAATACGGCTGGCATATTTGTTTGACTCAGGACAAAGAAATTTTCTTCCTTGTCTGGGTCATTGTCAATCGTATCGCTTCGAAATAACCATTTTGGGAATGCTTCTTGCACCTCATTAAAAAGAAACTCAGCGTAAATATCTGACTTAGTTTGTCCCTTTGATGTGAATACCTCAAATCCCCGTGCCGTTGGCGATGCTGCGTTGCCGTGGATACTGAGATATAGCGAAGCTTCATAGTTCTGGGCGTTGATATTTGCTTTTGCTACGCGCTTAGTTAGGCTAACATCTAAAATAGGGTCATGAACATTAATTACCGAAAAGCCCCAGTCTTTTAAATACTGCTCAATCTTTGCCGCAACTTCACGGTTGAACACGCCTTCAAAAAACCATCCGTAACCGTGGAACTTTGCATTATTATGCTGGAAGCACTTAGAAGGATAGGTAGTATAATTGTAAGGCAATTTTTTCTTTGGGTCGATGCCTCCATGACCAGCGTCAAGGAAAACACAAAATTTATTTGATTTCATTCTGCAAATTGAAAATTATAATTTAATTTAAGGTCTGAGCCAATTGTATATTTCATCCATATACCAGCCCCCGATTTTGGTGCTAAACCTTTTTCAATAGCATATCCATTAAAATCGATTGGTGCGTTTTGATACGTTCCCGTTTTAATGTGCCATTGTTGGTCTATGCTTTCACCGTATCTTGAAATACGATTTCTTGTTATTGGTATTATCCATCGGTCGTGTGTATGCCCACTAATAACAACATTTGCATCTGGAAGGTAAACGGCTTTTCTTGCAGTTTGTATAGAATCGCGTGTTACTGGCCCACCTGCTCCATAACCGTGGTGATATCCAATAATTAAAGGTACTTTTGTACCTTCTTCCAAATAAGCGAAAAATCGACAATAAATGTACCCCGAGTAATTACCCTGATTCATTTCTAACTGATAACAAATTTTATCAACTATGCCATATTCAATGCGTTTTTCAACGCTTGTTTCATGGTTGCCAGGGGAATAGAATGCTAGGATTGATTTGTATGGTGTTAAAAATTCCACCACATCTTTAATTACTTCATCTATATATCTTGCAGTATTGTATTTTGGGTTTAAATCTGCTTTATTACTACGAGGGTCGTATTTCCCTTGCATCAAGTCTAATAAATCACCAAATATAAAAACTTGAGCATTTCGTTCTAAAGCCAAATCAAGATGTTCTTTTAACTTTACTCTATCGCAATGAACACTATCTAAATGAACATCTGAAATAAGTAAAAAATACCTGTCTTTTTGATATACTTGAAAGTCTAAAAATTCATAGGTATTGGGAAATATTTTTTTTAACATCGTTTTTTTTTTAAAAAAAGGGCGATGTAAATCAATACAACGCCCTCGGCTGCCTAAGGTAGCGATTCTTCTGCGCCTATAATTTGAAACCTATCAGTGCAAAAGCTGCGCTAACGATTGATAACTTTGCTGGAAGTTTTACTTCAATCTCTTTGCCTGCGCATTCTCTCGAAGTCTCTTTAATCTTATCCCAAATGATTTGAGCCAATTGGATGTATTCGCGCCAAGTAAATTTCACTTTGTTACCCTCAAGATGAACATTTATTTCACTTGCAAGCTCCGCAAAGTTCATTGAATAGCAGCTAATATCACCAAGGGGTGATTTAATGCTGTCGGCTGATTTTAAAGCCTCTTTAAGATTTGTGTTCATATTTATATTTTAACGTTTAAAAAATTTAAGAATGATTGTTCCAATATTAACGCCTGTTATTGACTTGATGTTTTCCGAAACACTGTAAAGTTCCGTGAATGCAATTAAAAAGCTAACTGAATAAACAATTTGAGAAGGCAAACCAAAAGTTACACTTGCTCCGTGAAATATCATGATGCCACAAAAATAAACCACAACCTTTTGCGATGTACGATAAAGCCCTTTACTCGTTATCTTTTCCCCTCGTTTCTTTGCCGCAATAATTCCCGTGATTGTGTCCGCAAAAACAACGAAGATTGTAAAAATCAGGAAATGTTTGATTGGAAGGAAAAATGAGAATAGAACTCCACAACAAATGGAATAAGCAATGCCTTCGTAACCAATTTTCAAAATATTATAGATTACTGATTTCATCGGTTTAATTGCTTTTGTTTTCTAAGAACCAATTTATTATCCAAATCCTTAAACGACTTTTCATTTGTTTTGTAAATCACAAATTTGTCTCCTGTGTTTGGGTAATTTACAATGATGCCATAAGTATCAGCAACGGCTATAAAAGGCTTATTTATACTTTCGCCAATTTTAACCCTTAACTCGTTATTCTTATTTACAAATATTTCAGCTCCAGCAATAACCTTTGTCCCATTGGCAATGGCATTGTAATTTCCTGTCCAGAAAGAAGCGTAAAGATTTGAAAGGTAATCAAAGCCGCTTGCAATATTTCCATTAACCATACTGTTATTAAGTTTAAATAAACCATTTAAAAACTTATTACGGTTTTCGTAAAGATTAAAAGCGTCTGTCATTTTCCTTGCATCATCCACAATGTCGTTTAAAATGTAATAATACATGGCAGAAGAATCCTCAAAGGTTTTAATTTGAACATCTT